CGGCTCTCAATATCTAAGCCCCGCTTGCGCAAATCCCATATCCGGGCGGACAGCCGGAAACAGGAGAACTTATACAGAGCATCCAGGGGCGTTAACGTCCTTCCGGATAACAGGTACTTTTCGATTCGCTTGTTTTGTGTTTCCATAGTTTGAGTTTTAAAATGGTGGTTCTTCGTGTATCGGTTCATAAAAGTTTATCAGTTCCTCTTTTACCGGCTGACCATTACGTTTGAAATAGCTTGTATTATCCCATGCCACATTATAACCATCATAAACAGCAAACCGCCCGTTATTGATGTTATACTTCCAAGTACTAAAACCTATTTCCCCTAAGTGTTTAAATTTGACTTTCTGAATATAAACCTTTATGACTTCCTCTATCATGTCACGATAAACAGTAAGCCCAAAGTCAGTCTTATTATAGAAGTTCGCCGATCCCGATATGTCATAAAGATTAGGCACCTCATATTTCCCGTTCTCCTTTTTCATCTTTGTCGGGTGTGCCACAAGGATTACCATCACATTCTTACGCTTGGCAAAGTTGCCTATCTTGTCAAAGAATGATGATATGTAATGTGTCTCTGACATACCGACGGGTATCTTATGCTCGAGCCGGTTGTACGGATCAATAACCAGTACGTTTATCCCTTTCCTCTCGACAAGCCCGGAAGCCCTTGATAAGATACTGTCAACGGTGAAATCCTCTTCAGGAAGAATGAAATAAAAGTTTTTCTCCATATATGCCACCGCCTCATCAAATACATTACGGGGCATATCAGTTGCGTTACACCGCTTGCCGGTTATCTTCTCAACAATCTTGCTTATGTGTAATTCGATAGGCCAGTTCTCAGGCGAGAAATAACCCGGTTTCCAGCCCTTCAGGATATTCAGCCTCGTAAGTATAAAATCAATAAACTCGCTCTTACCGTGTCCGGGTATACCTGTCACCGTGTAAACCCTTCCGGCTTGCCATGCGAGCAGTTTATCAAACTCCGGTATGTCTATCAGTTCACCTCCGGGCAATCCCTTAAAATAAAGCTGATCCAATTCTTCCCGTAAGTCAGCAGACGTAAACACACCCTCAATCGGAAAGGCTTCACACGAATCAATAACCTCCCGTAACTTTTCAGCACCGTATTTTATTAAATATTCGTTTGCATCTTTGCAGTCTCCAAAGTCAACCTTATAACATCTTTCAATGCCTAACCGTCGGGCAAGTTCTTCCCGCATACTATAACCGGGTGCGTCCTGATCAACGGCAAGTATTATTTTTTTTGCTTCAGCTATATCATCAATACAGTTTTCAATGAAATCAATAGACTTTGCCCCGTTAGGAACAGATAGAACAGATTTATAACCGGCTTCAAGTAAAGACAAACAATCAAATTCCCCTTCAGTTATGATAATATCACTTGCCCCTCTTGCTGAATCAATATTGAAAAATATCAATTCAGCATCTTTATACATCTTGAAGTTCTTCTTTGCGTCCCGGTATTTAATGTTAACAAGTTCACCGTTTCGCCAATAGTTAAACTGAATTGTCATCACCTGACTCCCGGCAATATATTCCCTTCCCGAGCTTACAATATTATTCCATCGGATTGTTGCCTGAGAAATTTTACGCCCCTCAAAGTATTTAATGACATTATCATCAATATCGGTTGTGTTTTTCCATTCCGGCTTGGCATAAACCTTTTTATCATCCCTTTTTATCGGAACATAAAATATCGCATCGCACCTATGACACTTACCCGTCTTGCTCTCAACATTAAATGATAAGTCCTTATTATGCTCTTTACCTTTGGAATGTGTTTTTGTACAGGCAGGACATATTATCTTCACGTTACCACTCGCATTCTGTGGTAACTTGATTTCATACATAAACCCGCTATTTGTTTCCTTGACTATCATTAGTAAACCATTTCGGACTTAGTAATCTTATGTTCATCCCGGAACCAAACGTTTATCATCTTCTGTTTCCAGTTCAATATAGGATCGCCTTTACTATCAAACCAGTTTGCCGTATCATAAGAATTAAATGCCTTTATAGCTATTTCATCTTTGTAACCGTTTTCATGAAAATATTTTCTAACCTCTTCAATTGTTGGTTTTTTAAAAGGTTTCCGCTTTCTTTTTTCTTCTTCTTTATCTATATCCTTATCCTTATCCTTATCCTTAGCCCCTAACAAGGAGCTTATAAGCCCCTTGTCTATCCCTGACTTTTTTAACTCCATTATAACGGAAGCATGAACCCTGTTTTGCTCATTTAATTCACCGTATTGAAATTGAATAAATGGAACTATTAACCATTTTTTTGCATTATCAAATTCAATTATTCTCGTTTCTCCTTCATTAAAATACTTTAGAGCATCGTCTCTATTTACCTGCATGTCTCGCCCCAGGTATAGCTGTGCAATTTCAAAATCAACTATCCATATTCCCGCATGATCGCAATCATGATAGAGATAGTCCCAAAATAATTTATAAGCCCCTTGCAAGCCCCTTATAAAGGGCTTCTTATATTTATTAGTATCGGTAAATCGCTTAGCCATTCCATTTGATTTAAACCAACCCTGATGTTATATAGTTATCAGGGTTGGTAATTAATATAAAGATTACTGAAGCATCTTTAATTCATATTTGCCATTAACAAGCAATTTTCTGTCCTCAAGTTCCGATAAAGTTTTATTATAAGACAACACATAAGCATTCGCTCTTTTCTCTTTGTCTTCCAATAAAAGACTTATGTATTCTGAATCTTCTTTACCTGCAATCTTATATCCTACAATCTTCTTTTCTATTTCTCCTGAATCCTTATTCCTTTGTTTTACCGGCAAAATTATCATATCATTTTCAATAGCTAAATCCATTACTGAATAGATATTTCGCCTTACCAAGGCATCAAGATGTCTCTTAGTATCTCTGATATAAGCAGAACCGTATGAAAGTTCTGCAATTTCAGAAATAGTTAAATAACTTCTGTCCTTATATTGGACTAATACGTTTAAAATTCTTCTTTTAATTGATGTTGTTTTCATTTTTTATCAAGTCTATTAGTTTGTTAATTCTTCCGGCAAGGTTTTTCAAAGATGATAGCATTTCTAATCTTGTCCTTGCATCTTTAACATCGCTCATTGATAAATAATTAAATTGTTCTTTGTGTTCAATCAATATATCTAATTGCCTATGTAGATCAACTGACTTTCCGAACACGCTAACACAATAATTATTAAACTGAATTATCTTTACTTCTCTTTCATATTCCTCCTTTCTTTCTTTAGGTTTATTCTTATATTTAGCTTCTGATACTACTTTTTCAACTTGATCAAAACCATAGTTTTCAGTACGTATTATTTCATCAACTACTGATTCATGTTCTTCTACTGGCAGTTCCCATTTCTGAGCAGCCTTTACAAAATCCCTTGCACTTCTTTCAGTAGGCAATTTATTTATTGCTTGTCTATTTACCATTCCCGACTTTTCAAGATTGAGCCGTTCAAGGGAAAAACGAACTCTCGTTTCATTCCATCCAAGAAATTTACAAATCACATCAGCCCCAATAATAGTTAAGCGTCCATGGACACTTAATTCTTTAACTTCCTCAGGATGTTCCTCAAGATATTTCTTTGCAACCCTTACAGTTTCGTCAATGATAGCAGGGCCGGTGCGATATTCTTCCATGTTCTCATTTGCCATTATCTGTATCATGACGCTATCAGGTAAATCTTTGATAGGAATATCAACTTCAGTATCCCACGGCAGAGCTTCACGAAGTGCGGTTAATCTATGGTGTCCGTAAGCAATTTGAATTTTGCCGTCCATGTTTCTGGCAACAATGTTATCCCAGAATCCTGTCTGCTTTATTGATGCTTTCAAGGTTTCTACTTTATCCCGATTGATCGGGTAATTATCCATATCCCTATAAGGATTTGGATAAAGGTCTTTAATTTTTACTTTCATCTTTTCTGTTTTTGTTTTTAAATAGTAAGCCCCCACCGGAAAGTAAAAAAGCACTCAAACCCCGAAGCGACTCGTACAGTTCTTGTGCTTATTTTACCCCAGTGAGGGCAATATGTCAAATAAAAATTTACTTTATTCATTTCGCT